GTCTGGTTTTGAGAAGTCTGTAAATCAGACGAAGAAATCACTTCTTGCGATGCTCAAAGAGAAGTATCAGATTCTTCTTGAAGCGAAGGATCGGATTACACCGACTGTGAAGCAAGCAATAACCTATGTGAAAAGCCTGACCTCAAAAGCGTGGAAGGTTACGCTTAAAGCGGTAGACCTCGTGACATCCCCCGTCAGGAGGGTGTTCGGGTTACTGCAAAGCCCGCTTGTGGCAGCCGGAGTCACGATATCTGCCGGCGCCGGTATTGCGGATACGGTTAAGAC